TTGCAACTGCTGGATCCATCATAGCGGGGGCCGCACTAGCGGTGGCCGGAGTTGCCCTTCATCACGTTCCTATATGCTTCACAGGCGTGACAATCTTCGGTGTCGCGGCGATGTTCGCAATCTGGTTCCCTTGGGGGAGATGGGATGGCTAAGCGTAGTAACAGTTTCCGGAAGGAACTTTGGCTGGTGGGAGAACTGGTTAACAAGATGCCTGTAACCGTAAACGGTGAAGGGCACGAGCTAGAGATGAAATGGGCTGACGAGATGGTAGGAGTAATCCCGGTGTTCAAATCGGCAGCGGGCGCAGAGGCTTATGCTAGATGGCAAGAAGAAATCCACGGCGGCAGGAGAGAAGTTTGGGCGGTTGAGATAGTAAAGCCGAGGAGGCATTGACATGGCTGAGCGTAGCAGTACTTTCCGGAAGCAGGTTCTAGAAGCCGACAGGCACGAGTGCCAGAAGTGCGGCTCAACAGTGAACCTCGAAGCCGATCACGTGGTAGAGAGGGGGATGGGAGGGATTCCAAGCCGTGACGAAATCAAGAACGGAATCACCCTGTGCGCCCGATGTCATCGACAGAAAACCGATAAACTGTGGTTCATCGAACGATGGGACCGCGACGATCCAGAGAACGGCCTGGTCATCCGGCTACGAAACGGTAGCTACATGCCCAAGACTGACATCTGGTTCTACCTCCGACAGGAACGCGACAAGGTTAAGGAGGAGACAGCATTGCTTACGAACCTCAGCCTGTCTGAAGGAGCGCGGGCGATGATGCTGTGGCACGTCTACACGTACTACCACCTGGTCGAACCGGGGACGACTCCCGATCAATACGTGGCGAGCATCGGGCTAGATCCGGTTCGCGCCCGTGAAGAGGCTGAGCTTGCCGGGTGGTTGAAGGAGAAGGGAGTTGTGTGGCCCGACGGGGTGAACGCGGCCAAGGTTGCCCTCATCCGTGAAGCCGGGGACTTGACCGTGGAGGAGGTGACGACGTGGCTCGTCAAGGCCCGCGACTCATCCTACTCAGATCTTGCCCGTGAGTTATTCAGAGCCGGGTTGCTTCCAGAGAACCGGTCGCCGGTCCATCTATACGCCCAGGTTCCCTTTGAGGCGATTACGTGGCAGTTCAGCGATGACGAGACGGCTATCGAGCGCAAGCCGGGGCATGCGCTTCTCCGGGTATCAAAAGTCTATTCCCCCCTCCGGCGAGCGCGGGGGAAGCTCTACCTCCGCGATGGTTTGATCGAACGGGAAATCGCGTGATAGACTTGACAAAGATGACGGAACGCGACGCGCGCTTGACACAGATGTCGAATCGGAGGCGGAAAGACAGAGCCTATGCCTGCTAGACTGAGCGAGCTGAAAATTGCGGCGATGGAAGAGGACTGGATCACGTCCCCGGTCCAGCCTATTCGTAAGAAGTTTGCCAGGAAGCACAAGGTAGCTGAATCCACAGTCCAGTACTACTATCAGAGACGAGAGTGGAAGAAGAAAAGGGAGATGTACTTTGCAGGCTTGGCAAAGCGCGTGGCCGAATTGGAAAAGCAGCTCAAGGTCGGGACCAAAGGAGATAAGAAGGGATGGGTTGATCGGGAGACAGCGACAGCGGCGGTCGAGGCAGACGTCGAGGTAATCGGTCGGGAGACAGCCGCAGTGATCGCTCAGGATCGATCAGCGACTCTCCAGGGAATTGACTGGCTGAAGAAGGCCCTGCTTCAGCTGCTTCAGAACATCACGACGAGGAACACCTACCCGGTCCTTGCAACGGCGACGACTCCGAGAGAGATAGTCATGAGGATGCAAGAATACATCGGACAGATCCCACCAGCGGAAAGGATTAGGCTAGTTCCTCAGTTAGCAAGGGCGGTGACTGAGGTCATTAAACTCGAAGAGGTGATGGAAGGGCGGGTGACGGAAAGGATGGAACACGTTGTCGGCGTCCCAGTTGAGATTGATCTAACCCCAGAGGAGGAGGCGGTATGGGAGAGGATACGGCGAAAGATCGAAGAGGCACGACGGGTTCAAGGGGTCCTAAGCGGTTCCTGACCCGGAGGCATGGCGACGTTGATCGGTTATTGGGTCATCGGGTGGGCGCGGTTCTGTGCACGCGCAAGCGGCTGTTACCGCAAGATGTGGCTGCTATTCAATGCGCATGGGGGCGGCGGTGGTTGTGGCCTATCGTGCGTTTGCGCTATTCCCTGCGGGTAAAGGAGATATGATGTCAAAGGAGATAAAGCGGCTGTTCTTCAACCGGAAGGCCCTCCGGAGACTCCGGCGGGAAAACAAGCGGCGCAACCGGCCGACTGCGCACGGATCGTCAGACGTGAAGGAACGTCGGCGACGGCACAAGAGGGAGAGGCAAGCTCGGAAGACGAGTTACAAAGGGAGGCGGAAGTGAAGGACACGGCTTCCGATCGGTATGTTGGGATACGACGGGATGAACATGGGTGGTACGCGGCTATATGGGACTCTGCTCAGCGGCGCATACTGGGACTGGATGTGGATCAGTTGACCGCTCGAATTAAGTTGTGTAAGGAGAACGGTCTGGACGCTGGTGAGTTTGAGAAGGCTCGGCGCGCCCTCGAGGAGCTGAACAACCGCGAATTTGATAGGGGGACGAAATGAAATGGCCGAGGATTCAGCTATGGAACTGACAGATGAGGAGATTCGTCGCCTGAGTCGCCGCATTGCCATTACTACCGTCTCCACGTGGCGGGAGGCTTACCTAACTACCCTTCACAAGTTACAGGCGAGCCAAGAGGCTTGTGAGAAGGCTTTCCGCGCGGCCTTGCGGAACATTAACCTGGAGGAGTTCAGTGAAGCACTCAAGCGGAGGTTGCGATGGTAATCGGTCTTGTTTGGAGCGGAAAGCTCGGCAAGAGATGTATAGGAGGATGCGATGAAGTGGCCGTGGGTATCGCGTAGGCGGTATGAGATAGAGATAGCCCGTCTCAAAGATGATGTTGAGTTGGAGAAGTATTCCCTTCGGCAACAGATGAGAAGGAGTCTAAGGGAAGCCGTTGATCGCCTTCCCAGTCTTCATTCCAAGCTAGAGAGATTCCTGGATCTTAAGGCGAGTGCATCTATCGGTGAAGTCGATGAGTGGTACAAGCCGGATGGTCCGATTACGCTGACGTTACGGTTGGACATCAACCGGGAGCTGGTGCTAGGAATTACGAGTGAAGAAATGGCTGCTTTGGTAGCGGCTGATGCAGCAAGGGCGATCCGTTATAAGATCGAGGAGATGAAGGAGGTCAACATCCCGGCGATCCTTGCGGAGGCATTACGGGAGGACTCACAACATGACGGAGATTGACTTTTCTCATTTTGAGATTGACCTTTCCCATCTTTTGGATGGGGTTAGCGTCGAGATAGAGTACGTGGAAATGGAGGGGAAGTTTCCTCGTCCCAAGATCATCTACACATTCACACCTGAGGCATGGGAAAGGCTGAAAGATACCCCGATGGTTCATATACCGGCGGATGTGGAGTACCGGATCCTGACAGAAGTCCCGATGGAAAAGTTCATGATAAAGGATGGCGATGACGAAGATCAGCGGTGAACTTCTAGTAATCCAGGCGCAAGATCCATACCTGTGGGCAGTCCAGAACTACATGATGCCCGACGGGAAGCCCTACGGGATCTACTCGCCTCCATTCGTCATGCCGTACCTGCGCGATGTTTTCCGAGCGTTTGCTCGGCTACCAAGGCGGGGGCGGTTGGTGTTCATGAAAGCAGGGCAGATGGGGCTGACCGAGCTAGGGAAGATATGCGCGTTCTGGTTTATGGACGTTCGCCAGGAAGGCGTCCTCTATATGCTCAGAACTGATGGTGAGCTTGGACAGTTTGCCCAGGCCCGCATTGATCCTCACATCCAAGCATCGCCGTACCTTGAGCGGGGTTTCACGGACGTGGATAACGTTCACCTCAAGATCGGATGGGGCCAGACGCTTTACCTCCGTGGATCAGTAGCGACGGGCAAGATGCGGGAGATTCCGGTGGGACTGGTCGTGCGTGATGAGTACGAGGTCCAGGATCCGGAAGGAGCGAAGCTCGCAGAAGCCCGGTTAGGATTGTCGCAGTATCAGTACCTGCTAGACATCGGGAATCCGAAATATCCAGAAGGGAAGCTACACAATGCCTACCTTGAGGGGACGCAAGAGGAGTGGGAGATAAAGTGTGAGGCGTGCGGCGAGTGGTTTATCCCGCGGTGGCCGGACTCAGTTGATGCGGAGCGGCCAGAGGCTCTGATCTGTCCTAACTGCGGAGAGGCGGTTGATCGTCTCCAACGTGGAAGGTGGGTCGCTCAGAATCCAGACGCTCCTTACCGATCATTCCACATTTCCAGACTGGTTAGCCCAAGGATTCAGCCGGGTGACTTCATCACTGAGTGGAACGCGGCGAAGGGGAACCCGACACGAGAGCAAGTCTTCTACAACATGTGGCTCGGCCTTCCCTACGCTCCGGGAGGAGCTAAGCTCGATGAGTCGATCGTCTCCGGCTTGCCGTCTTCAGGCGAGATGAAGATGAGCTGTAACCAGCCAACGGTCATGGGGGTTGATGTGGGAGCGGTTCTACACGTCGTGGTGAGGCTCCTGTCGGGAGGAATCATCTGGGCGGGTGAGGTTGAGTGGCCGGCGTTGGATCGGCTGATCGGCGCGTACAACGTCGTCGCCTGTGGGATTGATGCTATGCCGGAGACGTATGCGGCGACGAAGTTCGCCCAACGGTTCCCTGATATCGTGTCCCTAATCCGTTATCACAGTAGCCCACTCAGCATCAATGTCACTAAGAAAATTGAGGAAGGGGTGACCGTCTTGACCGTGCCTCGCACTGCGACGCTAGACAAAGCGTTCCAGTTGATCCACGTGGGGGAGCTGGCAGTACCCAGTACGTTGCCGGAGGGATTCTGGAAGCACTTCTTCGCGCTAACGCGGCAAGTGGTCGATGACGGTCACAAAACCTACGCGACGTATGTTCAAGACGGCGGGCGACCCGATCACTACGCCCATGCTTTCAACTACTCAGAGATAGTTCGGGAAGGGCAATCCTTCCACGAAAGGGTCCAGGTGTTTATATGACAGATCGAAGAGGCTTGAGTATCAGGTGTCTGCCTGAACTGATAGCGGCGTTGGATGAGGCTGACAATCCTCCGGTAACTGATGAGGAGGTGTGGGAGTGGGTCAAGAAGTGGCGTGAAGTGGAGCGGTCGCTCTACACCGATGAGAACGAGGCCGATCGTGGTGCGGCATACATCACGCCATACGAAATCAAGAGTATCATCCGAACCTGGAAGTATCGGCACGGAGACGGACGCAACTGTACCCGATATCGCCAAGGAGTGTGCCGGATCCTCCGCTATGCGCCGCGAAAGGAGAGTGTACAATACGTCCTTGGAATAGGCATGGCGAGTGTCCGGCGATGGGATATGACGCGGTATAAGTCAGTTGACATCACTGAGCGTGATGATGCTTTCCTTCTGCATTTCCGGACTGATCGAGAGGGGCAACGTGCGTTCGGTCGCCGGGGTTCCGGGGTTTACGGGATCAGGAGCGTAGGATTCAAGCCGCTATGGTGGCATGGAGAATGGTATAAGATAGAACATCTAAAAGGCGACGACTTCGTTATTCCCAAGGAGCCGTTGGAAGGAGATGGATATGTGGCCGGTGAAGCTAGCTGATGGGATATACGAGGCGGTGTTTGGCTTCCAGTTCATCCGAGATGATGAGAATAAGCACCACCTAGAGCTTCGATTGATGGGTGGCGGGCGGATCAGGATGACCAAGTCGATCACTAGTGATGAGCGCGAAGCGTTGGGAAAACAGATCGAGGAATGGAAGCCGGGTGACGACCCGATCGTGATAGGATGAACGGATTACTAGAAGCGACTGGCAACTTTGCGTTGCTGGTGAGCTTTGCAGTGAGCGCGGCGTGCATCTTCTGGTATTTGACGACGAGTGTTGATGATGCGCGGGGCCTCCCAGCGAAAGGCCGGTTGGTCTACCGAGCAGGGCGGGCGTTCGTCTGGCTTTACGGCGCAATTGCTGTGACGATGATTGGGAAAGAGGTAGCAGCTCACCTTGAGGAGTCGGTGTACGGCATGGCGATTGTCGCCTCCGTGGTGGTGGCGCTAGTATATATTCTGCGAGGGGTGAAGCATGGCCGATGAGCAGGACAGGAAAGATCGAGCGGCGATCCGGGAGGTAGCGCGCAAGTTCCTCCAGGCGATCATGGACGGCGAGGACTGGCGACCCTACGCTCAACAGACGTTCCGAGAGGCGCGGGTCCAACCGAATATCCCAGTCTTTCGTGACTTCGAGGTGGGGAGGACGCAAAGGATGGCCGGGGCAAACGACAAGGTCTTCCGCGCTGTGTACGTCAAGATGCAGTTAGGACCGTCCAGCATAGCAGGGATCGAGTGGATCGAGGCACGGTTGACGGCGGTCAAGGAATCGGCCCCGTACACGCCCGATCCGAACGGAGAGTGGGGCATTTGCCCGACATCGTGGACGATGGTGAGATGAATCGGAGGCAGATCAACGAGGCGGTTGCGCAACTGTTCACTGAGCAGTTCGCTATTCCGGGGATCACGGCGGAGTTCACGGTCTGCGTTACGCACGGGGTGGCGCGGGTAGTCAAACTCGGGAAGCTGGTGTTGATGAAGGATGGAGAGCAGAGATTCCATCTGATTCCATCACAGAGTCATGACCCAGGAGGTCCACGTGATTATCCTGACCGAGGCAGAGCAGCGGTTGGCGCGGTATCTGGCCCAAGAACGTCCAAGGCGTAACCGGGCGGCGGGAGTCAAGGATCAGCTGTCAGGCGGTGACGCTGAGGCGGTTGAGCTTGACGGCGTAGGTGCAGAGTTGGCGTTCTGTCGCTTGATGAACGTCTACCCCGATCTGACTACAGAGCCTAGGAGAGGCGGGGGGGATTGCGTCGTGAACGGTGTGCCCGTCGATGTCAAAACCACCCGCTACAACAACGGACAACTGATCGTCAAGGAGAAGGTTCCCAAATATCATGCGACCGTCTACGCCCTTATGGTTGGGAGGTTCCCTGAATATGACTACCGAGGATGCGCGTTAGCTCGTGACGTCCTCCGCCCGGAGCGGTTGACGAAGCTCGGAGCCGGGAAGGTCTACGCGGTCGATCAAGCCGACCTAGTGATGTGGGATGGGACGATCGACGCGGTGTTCAAAGGGGCGTTGACCGCCAACCCTGATGGGGTGGGGCGAGTGGATGGGTGGGATTGACTATGACAAAGGTATTTATTCACCCCACTGCGGTAATCGATGATGACGTACAGATCGGAGAAGGAACGCGGATCTGGCACTTCACCCACGTAATGCCAGGAGCGAGGATCGGAAAGAACTGTACCTTGGGACAGAACGTATTCATCGGTGCGAACGTCCTGATTGGTGACGGCGTGAAGATCCAGAACAACGTTTCAATCTACGAAGGGGTCACCCTGGAAGATGACGTATTCTGCGGGCCAAGTTGCGTATTCACCAACGTTAGATGGCCGAGGGCAAGTAAACCTACGCCGCCGGCTCGTTATCTGAAAACACTAGTGAGAAGGGGCGCGACGATTGGGGCGAACGCCACGATCATTTGCGGTGTGACTATCGGCGAGGAGGCATTCATCGGCGCGGGGGCCGTGGTGACGAAAGATGTCCCAGCCCGCGCACTAGTGTACGGTAATCCGGCTCGTGTTCAGAGATGGTTGGAGGTGGCAAGTGGCAAAGAAGGCGACGATAAAGGTTGACCCTAGGAACGCTAGACTATATTCCGAGCGGCTGGAGGCGTTAGGGCTAGAGCCACGGCTGGTCGCGTAATAAGGTGATGAATGTCCTCTTGACCCCCTTGTTACTATAGGGTATAATACGGACATGAAAACAGCGAAGGAGGGCAAAATGGATCAGGTTCAGTCGAGGAGGTTTGACGTGATCGAGATCACGGTCCAGAGGTACGCGAACGAGTCGCAGTGGTCCGAAATGCCCGTGTGGATCTTTACAAGCCACGGACCCCAGCGAGTTACAGGCTTGAGGCGGTTTTCGGACGGTCCGTGGGTCGTTTGTGGGGAAGAGAACGGCGGATTCGGCGTTTCGTATTGCGTGACGTGGGATTCGCGTTTGTACGTTGGGTTGCGGGAATCCGTTGTTCTGGAGTGGCGGAGAGAACGGGCGCGGGAAGCGGCGAGAATGGCGGCAGTGGGGAGGAGATCGTAATGGCGGACCGTGTCAAGGTGGAGGTAACGGTATGAACCCGATTCATATTGAGGATGACCGGGAAGACCTTTCCGCTCCGGTCGAGGACTGGGGCGCGGAGGTAGGAAAACAGAGGGCGAAGGGGATCAATGAGGTCGCCTTCATCGAGCCGGACCCGGATACACGAGCGATGAGCCGTGCTTTGAATAGGGAACCGGCGTGGCTTAGGGTAGGCGACAGGGTGTGGTACTGGGCCAGCTTCGGTGTTGGCCCTAAGCTGGAGGCCGTCATTACCGGAATCAGTGTGAAAGACGGCCAGTTGGTCTATGACTGCGAGACTCCCGCCGGGAAGCGCTGGGGGTACGCAGATCAGTTCGAAAAACGGGAAGAAGCAAGCACCACCTAGAACCCTCCTTTGCTTAGGGCGGCGGTTTTCGCACTTTCCGCCGCCCTCTCCTTTTGAGACGACCGTGTAACGGAATGCAGACGGGCTTGACTCGGAGGTGAGCCTGAACTAGAATAGACCCACGGGAATAGCGTCGAGAAGGACGCCCCCGCGCCAAACGGCGTGGGGGTGTTTCTTTTAGAGGAGGCGATATGTCGCTATCGACGTTACTAGAACGTGGGTTAGGTCAGCGGACACGCGGCGTGGGGGAAACCACGTCGATCATCATGGCGGGGGAGGACAAAGGCGATTACATCTCCCGTCCGAGTTACACGAGCGACCTGTTAGCCGCGTACAGGGTTCACAGCTGGACGTATGCTGGAATCCGGGCTATTGGTCGAGCGGTCGCTAGGGTGCCGATTGTTGCGATTGAGTTCAAGCGGACCCCGAAGTTCGCATCCGTTCGGGAGTTCAAAGAAACGACCCAGATCAACAACTGGGCGGAGGCGTTCGAAGCGTGGCTCAAGTTTGAGCGGGCGACGGTTGTCGATCACGAAATCCTCGATCTGATTGAGCATCCCCTTGATGAGGCTCAGTTGACCCGATACGACCTGATCTACGTTACGTCGGTCTACATCGACCTTGCCGGAGACGCGTACTGGGAGAAGCGGTTTTCCAACAAGGCAAAGACGAAGGTTGACGGCCTGTGGCCGAAGATCGATCCCAGGTACATGTACGCTATCCCCGATGAGAAGACGCTGATCGGCGGTTGGCTTTATCGGGTGGGAACGCGTGCCGTCGTGTTTGACAAGGATGAGATTGTCCACTTTGTGGAATTTAACCCTGAAAATCCCTACTACGGCCTCAGCCCGACGAAGGTTCTGCGAACGCAGCTGATCGCCGATGCGCGGGCGATGGACTGGAACAGGGCATTCTTCGATAACTCAGCGGAGGTTCCTGGTTACCTGAAAGTCGATCGGAAGATCAACCCCTCAGACGCCCGAATGCTGAAAGCGATGTGGGATGAGCAGCACAAGGGCGTCGCTCGGTCGCACGGGATCGCAGTCCTTGGACAAGGAGCGGAGTATAAGAAGGTCGGCTTAAGCCATACAGAGATGGGGTTCCGTGAATTACGCCTTCTCACCCGTGAAGAAGTGCTAGCCGTGCTGGGAGTCCCTCCGATCGTGGCAGGCGTTTCTAAAGAGCAAGGGCTGAATCGCGCCGTCGCCCAGGTCCAAGAGCAGCTTTTCTATGAGAACACGGTCCTTCCTCGTTGCGAGATGATCGAGCGTAAGATGAACTTCGGCCTGCCTCTTGGCGGTGAGAGAGTCAAGGTAGCGTTCGATGTCACAGGAATCCCGGCTCTTCAGGAAGACCAGCAGACCAAGGCTCGGATTGGACGGTTCCTCCAACAGCAGGGTTGGACGCTCCAGGAGCTGCGAACGAAGTACTGGAACCTGCCTGAAGCCGAGGGCGGTATGGTCAACGACGTCCTGATCCCGACGAACCTCCAAAGCGCGGGGACAGTCGCACCGGCCAAGGGTGTCCGCAGGGTGAGAGGCAAGATCCTCGACGTTACCAAGCTGGCGAGTGATCCCGATACGTTGCTCCCCGACCCTTACGAATCGCTCGTTGATCAGCGTAAGACCCATGCAGAGCATCTGCCAAAGTTAATGGATGAGGGAGCGGATAGGGGGCATCGTCTCGCTCTTGAGTTAGGAATTGAGGTACCGGATGACTGGAGAGGCCGGTACAACTGGCAAGAACATATTGATCAGTACGTGAACGAGCGGCTAGGGGAAAAGATCGGCGGAAAAGGCATCGTTACGTCTATCAACGAGGAAACCCGTACGCGGATCCGCAGGCTCATCCGAGATGCGATGAGAGAAGGGGAAGGGGTTCCTGAAATCGCTAAGCGGCTCCGGGAAGCGTTTGATGGGATGAGCAAGACGCGGGCCAAGACGATCGCGGGGACAGAACTGCACAACGCCTTGGAGACGGGACAGTTCCAGTTCTATTCAGCGGTCCGGGTTCCTAAGAAGCGGTGGCTCGCCTTCCCGTCTCAAGAGAATCCTCGGCAGTGGCACCTGGAGGCAATGGACACTTACTCGAACGGTATCCCGATGGATGAGCCGTTCGTGATGTCAACGGGGAATTCGTTGATGTATCCCGGCGACATCGCGGCCCCTGGCGAGGAGACGATCAACTGTCATTGCGACCTAGTTCCCATGAACGAGGCAGGGAAGACACCGGACATAACGAGGAAGGACTTCCTCGCCTGGGAGAATGAGCTACTGACTGACGGAGCGGGCAAGGCATACATAGGGGCGCTGGCGGACTTCTTCCAGCGCGAAAAGAAGCGGTATCTAGATCACTTGGCGACGGTTACAGGACAGGAGGTGTGATGTGAGGAAACTACTTCTTACAGCGGTATTGGTGGCGCTATGCGCGTTCAGCGCATGGGGCTTGGACGGATCGGATTATGTCAGCGGGCGGTATTTCACTACGCCCTGGGGAACGGTCCTCGCCGGGTTCACCTCGACGGGGCTGTTTGATCTAATCGGCGGGGCGCGGTTCGATAACGTGACATCTAGTTCGGTTCTGACGATCACAGAGAATACGATCGGATTGGTCGGGGATGCTTACAACTACGGAGACTCGTTCAAGATCGGTTACGACAGCGGCGCGTACATCTCGTTTGCTGTTGCGGACACGACAGGGAATGTCACGATCACCCATGCAGGGTCTACGAAGAATGTCAGCTGGACGACGGCAGGCTCATTCACTCTCAGCGCCGGATCATTTGCGTTGACAGCGGCCTCGCAGACGTTTACAGCGTCAACAGCATGGTACGGCTACACGCCGGCGTTCTACATCGGGTATGACTCCGGGGCGTGGTTGAAGATCGCGGTTGCGGACACGACCGGGAACGTCACCATTACGCAGACGGGATCAGGCAAGACGGTTACATGGACTCAAAGCGGGATCACTTTGAGTGGCGGTACCGTTGCTATATCCGGTGCAAGCGGTGACGAGCTTGAGGTTACTGGAACCGCAGAAATCAAGTCGTCCCTCGGGCTTAAATTGACCGGAGTTACCACGGCGACGTGGGATCCGGCTAGCCTTGCCGATGGTGCCCAGGAATCGAAGGACGTCGCGGTTACTGGCGCAGCAGTGGGCGATTTTGTCCTCGTTGCGGCTCCGGTTGATGTAGTCGATCTTCTAATCTCAGCCCAGGTCACAGCGGCCGATACGGTGACGATAACGATTGCGAACGAGACGGGCGGCGCTGTTGATCTTGCATCGGGGGACTGGAAGGTCTTCGTAATCCCGTCAAGTGACTAAGGAGGCGAGTGATGAAGTGTCCGATGTGTAATGCCCCTCTAAAGAAAGGTGCTAAAAAGTGCCCGATGTGCGGGTACGTCCTTCCTAAGGAGGCCAAGAAATGAAGATGGTGTGCCCTGAGTGCGGGTTGATCGTGAAGGCGTCTCCGCCGTCGGGAAAGTGCCCGCGCTGTGGTGCGGACATGGTAGCCTCGCGCAAGATCCGCCTCAAGAGGCACAAGGGGAGGCGAAAGTGATGGAACGGATGCTTGCAACAGAAGTCCTAGTTAAGGGCGAAAGCGAACATGTCGTCGTCCCACGGGATGAAGTCAAACGGTTGGCGGAGACGATGCAGCTTGCCGGGGTATTCAAGTTCGGGATCTATCCCCGCGAGGATGTCCCGGATACGGCTGTCAAGGCCGTTCATTCCTTCAAGGGTGACTTCTTAAACCCGGCACGACCTGTAGCCTCATCAACCATTTCGTCGGCCGAAGTCGATCGTGACGGTGATGTTCTGGAGTCTACGGGGGTCATCATTACGGACAACTTTCGACAGAATCCGGTGGTGTTGCCGTCTCATGCTCACACTTTCCCTGTGGGGTTTGATCGAAAGCTGAAGGTGAGCAAAGACCGTGTTTGGGCAGAATGGGAGTGGTTAGTAGACGTTCCCGAGACTCCCGCCCAGGTCTATCAGCGCCTGTGGGATGCTCACGTCCTCAACTGCACGTCTGTTGGATTCATTCCCATTCCTGGTGAGTGGGAAGAGATACCCGAGACGTGGGGGTGGAAGTTTAGGGCGTGGGAGCTACTAGAACACAGCCCTGTAGTCATCCCATCAAACCGGGAGGCGATGCGGACAGATGGGATTCGGGACTACGTGCGACAGTACGCTGAGGCTATCGCTGTCGGGCCGTCCCCGATCGCTAAAGGTCTTTGGAACGCGGCGGATGCGGCGTTGCGGCCTAAGCAGGTGGCGGTATCCAAGCCGACTGAACCCGTAGCGGCTGTTTCTTCTGAGACGTTGGGAACGAAGGAAACAGGCACCACCGCAGCGGAGCCGATCCCTGCTCAGGTGATTGTGACTACCACGGTGTCCAGCACCGATTCCGAGGAGAAGGGCGTCATCACCTACGGTGCAGCGCACCCAGACGGTACGCCGAAAGCGCCGAAGGATGAAGCCTGGGACGGCCCTGCAGAAGTGGCAGCGGCCGAAGTCTCCGATCTAAAGGTCATGTGCACCTGGGTGGATTCGGAGGAGCCGGATAACAAAGGCTCCTACAAACTTCCGCATCACAAGGCAAGCGGACATGCGGTTGTCTGGCGTGGTGTAACGGCGGCAATGGGGGCATTACTCGGTGCACGGGGCGGGGTCAACATCCCCGATGCAGACCGAAAAGGCGTCTACAACCATCTCGCTCGCCACTACAAAGAGTTCGACGAGGAGCCACCTGAGTTCAAGGACTACAGCGCGGAGGAACTGTATCAGCGGTTTCCTGAGCTGTATGAGGACTTCAAGTCGGAGACATCTCTCGATGGAGAGAAGCTAGTCCGCCGGGTGCTTACAGCGTGGCGGAGTGGAACGTTGTCGGAGGATGAGGCGACGTGGCTTATCCTCGGTTACCTGAAAGGGATAGAGACTGAGAAAAACGAGGCAGTAGCGAAGTTGGCCGAGTTAGCGGCCAAAGTGGTCAAAAAGTCAGGAGGTGACAGATGGAAAACCTAACTGAGAAGGACGTGCAGAAGCTCGCAGACGCGGCCCTTGCTATGTTGGATAAGGAGCCGGAGGAGCGGGAATCTGCCGAGGTACGGATCGGTGATCAGGTCTTCACAGTAGTGCCGAAGAGGGCTGACCGTGTAGAGGCAGTCGATCCCGAGCAAGCACAGGAGAAGGAACGGGAGGCAAGCTTCCCGGCGATTCACCCGCAGCCGAAGCAGCCGGACAAGGTCCAGTCCTTCTCGTTCGCCAAAGCGCTGAGTGCGTGTTGGCGGCGGAACTGGAAAGGGGCTGAGTTCGAGCGCGAGGTGCTGATCCAGACAAAGGCCCTCACGACCGATGACGACAGCGCCGGGGGATTCCTAGTTCAGGATGAGCTTCTCCCAGAGCTGATCCCTGAGCTTTACGCTCAGACGGTCGTCCGCTCCCTTGGAGCCACGATCTACACGATGTCATCGGAGAAGCTGAGCATCCCTCGGATGGCCTCAGGTGCAACTGCGTACTGGCTCGACCAGTCCATGCAGAAGACGGAGAGCCAGCCTGCATTTGAGCAGGTGACGCTGAATCTCCGTGAGTGCATCGGGCTTGTCCCGATTCACGAGCGGCTCCTCAAGTTCGCAAACCAGTCGATCGAGACGATCGTCCGGCAGGACTTGATGAAGCAGCTTGCCCTCGCTGAGGATCAAGCGTTCATCCGGGGAACCGGTGGAGTGCAGCCTCTAGGTCTGTATTATCAGGCTGGCGTTGGTTCTGCCAATATCGACACGAACGGTGCAGCCCCGACAGCGAGCGATCTGACTGGTATGATGTACCAGATCGAGCTTCTGAACGGTTCTTACAGTGGCTGGGCGATGCACCCCCGTTCGCTGAACACGATCCGCAGCTTGGTCGATGGTAACAACAGGCCGATCTACTACGACTCGATGGCGAGCGGGATACCGAACGGCCTGTTTGGTATGCCGGTCAAGACCACGACCCAGATCCCGATCAACCTCACTGTTGGAACGTCGTCTGACTGCTCGTACATCATCCTCGGTAACTGGCCGAGCTACGCAATCGGCGAGGCCGGTGCGATCGAGATTGCGGTCAGCCGCGATGAGAAGTTCAGCTACGACCAAGTGCTGATCCGGGCGGTGCACTACGTAGACGGTGTGCCCAAGCAGCCGGAAGAGTTCTACATTCTGAAGGGCATCCGCGCCTAGGAGGTGGAAGATGCAGAGAAACTTTGATGACTTTGCGTACGATGGGCAGCTCCTAGCCCCGCAGACTATCGCGGGAAGTGGGTCTGAGGTAGACGGTTCCGGTGTTGACATGAAGCGGTGCAAGACCGGAGTCGTCGTGTTCGACGTTGGTGCCGTCGATTCTGGGACGACCGTCTCGGTCATGATCCAGAAGTCGGAGGATGACTCGACTTGGGAGGATGCAATCTCCTCGGCCAAGACGTTCACCAATGCGGACGCAAACTCAACGGTGACCCAGGAGGTCAAGAACATGGAGCGGTACTGGAGGATCCAGTACACCGTGACCAACGGAAAGAACGCACTGTTCGGCGCTGTTGCGATCGGTTGGGATGCTCCTGTAGCTCCTATCTCGTAATAGGAGGTTAGGGTGGCTCTAGCTAGCGGTTGGCCGACGTCGGCGGATGTTGCCGTACGTGCAAAAGTGACGTTGACCAACGATGAAACGAGCTATGGGTTAAACGTCGCCACGTTATTAGAACGGGCCTATTGGTGGGCAGCCGAATACTGCCGAAGGGACAGAGAGCTAGGTTTCGACGAGGCGACGGTTACGGAGAAATTCGATGGGGGGATTGATCTATTCGTGAAACACCCCCCCATCGTCTCCGTGACGAGCGTTACCGATGACGAGGAAGAGTTGACTGTGGATGACGACTACTACGTGTACGACAACTACATTCACATCGTTACCGCCGAGAATGCTCTAGAACGGCGGTATCCGTTGGTGCGTACACCACAAGTGTTTGAGGTCGTCTACACCGGCGGCTACTCGGATTCGGGAACGGGGACCCACAAAGCCATCCCATACGAGTTAAAGGAGATTGTGTTGGAGATTGCGGTTCGGTGGTTACTCAGAATACACGAGCAGTACCGGATGGACCGTATGGCATCGAGCGTTTCGATCGGTGAGTACTCAGCGAAGTTCGCGTCGTTCGCCGATCAGATGGAGGACTTGAAGAGCAGGTTGGACCATTTCGTGGTCGGAGGATACTGGTGATCGGCCTAAACGAAACCGTAGACAAGTATCGGCCAACGCAGACTATCACTCCAGAAGGGGAGGAAGTCTTCGAGTGGCCGGATTCGCCGACGGAGAGCGACATTCCATGCCGGGTGGTGACTGTATCCCTGGCAAGGAAGGCTCAGATGGAGGCGATTGGTTTGCACTACGGAGACGTTGAGGCGTACACGTTCCTCTTCGAAGACGGGAAGGACATAGCGAGGGACGACAAGTTGAAGTACGACGGTGAATACTATCGAGTACTGAGTGTCGAGGATCCGGACAAGCTCGGGCATCACCTCGAAGTGTTGGCCGTTCACGTGGAGGGGATTACATCGTGAGTGTAGCGTGGAATCCGGCGAACTTCATGAAGAACGTCCAAGCAGCGGCCATGATCCGGATGAGGCAGGCGATGACTCTCGCTGTCCAGACTGCCAAAGAAGGGATGCAAGAGCTTGGCCCCGGTGTCCATTCCGAACCTGGTGAATACCCGGCAAGCCAGAGCGGTGCACAGGGCATGAGGGGACATATCACGTTTGAGGTGGTGACAGAGGGCGACAAGGTGATCGGGCGGTTCGGGATCGTCCCGACTACCGCCGGTGCGGAGGAGCTGGGGTATCCCGCGTTTCTAGAACTAGGAACGATCAAGATGGCTCCTCGCCCGTGGATCACACTAACGGTAGATTCGTGTATGTCCGCCTGGAAGGAGATTCTAACATGACAGGACACCTTTCAGCGACACGGATAGCAGTGCGATCGCACTTGCTAGCGGATGCCGGTGTGTCAGCGGAGGTTGATTCCCGTGTCTATTCAGGGCGACCTAAGAATCCAACCTTGCCGTACATCATCGTCGATGTCCTTCCAGCGCTCGACTTTCACGGACTGGGCTTCAACGAACCGGCGTATAAGAAGGTCAGGGTCCAGATCATGACAGTCGGAGTCACGCAGACAGAGGCAGAGAAGGTTATGGATGCTGTCATGGTGGCCCTTGACGGAGCGACTATAGATGTCACAGGTTGGGGTACGCCTCGCTTCGAGGGGTACTACGGTCCGTTCACTCAAGAGGAAGAAATCGAAGGCGTGCGCCACTACTACACCATTAAGCGGTGGGAAGCGGTGTACGCCGGAGTCAATGTAAGCTAGGAGGTGAAACATGGGTAATACCTTTACGCCTAGACAGGGGTATCAGGGGAAGATCACGTTCAATGGAGAGACGGTGCAGTTCATCAACGTTCCGACCATCTCGGGCGTTGAGCGGACGCCGATCGAGGTCACAGCTCTCTATGATGGGAAAGCGCCGTTCCGGTCGTGGGTTCCTGGGATGTACGGATTCATCGAAATCTCAGGCCAGATCGCCCTCGATACGGATAACGACGCTGTGACCGGCACGCTTAACGTGTTCAACGCAGGGACGACAGGGACGTCTCTAGCTGTGTACCCAACAGGAAGTGCTACCCCGCTTCTAACGGGTTCAGCGGGGGTCCCCAAGGCAACTCCGATCATCGACAAGGAGGGAGTGCAACTGCTGGACGTGACGTACCGCTACTGCGGTTCGGTGACCGGTACGCTGTGCGCGGGTGCAACCTAGGAGGTGAGCAATGGGTAACACAGTGACTCCTTTGCAGGGTTACCTGGCAGGGATCTTTCGCTCGCCTGGAGTGACGGTTGGCGGCAGCACGGTCCACGAGCTTGTCCAGAACGGCGACTTCGAAACCGGAGATTTCACGAACTGGACGAATAACACTACGGGATCACGGGCAACCGTTGCAGCCTCATCGGGTTACAACGAGATGTCCTACGGGGCCGTGTTAGTGGATGATGGACCAACGGGGAATACGGTCCAGATCACTGGATCAAGAACCCTTGATACGCCGTTCAATCCAACTGACGCGGCTGAATATGATGTCGTCCTAAGCTGTTGGGCTAAGCACTCGTTAGCCGGGAATACTGGATCCTTGAAGCTCGTGTTGCGCGATCCTACCGGATCGATTCTGACTAGCGGATCGGTGGCCTTGGTCGATCACGGATTCTATCCGGAGGCCGATTGGGGCTACTACTCAGTTCGCATAGATGCTGTTGATCGTCTGGAGACGATCGAGTGGCAGGTCAGTACTAACATGGCTTCAGGTTCAACCGGGACGATGTACGTTGACAACGTGTCTTGTGCTGTCGTCCAGCAGATCGCCGGGGCTTACGGTACTCTCACCAAAGAGGGTGACGAGTGGGATACTGAGGACGTGACGACGTTCGCCTCAGTTGGTGTAGACGGCCCGTTCCGGCGTTGGGCACCTACCATGCGAACCCAGGGCAGAATCCACGTGGATTCCTTCTACGTCACGTCTGAGCAACCGGCAACTCCGATGGCTCAGCAAGACAAGGTCTTCGTCGTTCTTGCTACCAAGAAGGGAACGAAGACACAGGACCGATGGGAGTTTTGGGCGCGGCCGATGGGTGTTGAGTTCAGGGCGCCGATTGGTGAAGTCCAAAAGGAGCCGTTCGATCTGATCATCGACGGCATCGTGGGATACGCTGACAGATAGGAGAGCGGCATGGGTAACTTGCTAGCAGCCTTTGAAAAAGGGAAAGCCTTATCAGGCAAGAAGCGAGCGTTTACTTTGGCGGGGGAGTCGATTGAACTTCCCCGCCTGAACCTCGGGAATCGAGCGGCATTTGAGATGTGGATGAAGAAGCGTGGGGTAGAAAACTTTTCACTCTCCTCAATCCGTAACCGGGCGATGCTAAAGATCGCGCAGGTAGCGCAAGAGGTTAAAGATGAATGGGCAGAGGAAGGGCTACCAGAAAAGCTGAGTGATGAAACTCGGGACGAGCTGACGAAGCGAATCTCTGAGAAGATGGGGCCTTATACAGATGCTCTCTTATCCCCTCTTGACACCAACGCGCAGACGCACGCCATCTACCTGGCTCTTAGGCAAGAGTTCGGGGCCAAGTGGGGGCAAGGCGACGACTCGCTCGATCTGACTGAGGAGAACGTCACCACGATCCTCAACGCGACTCCTAGTGGTGTTATCAGCCGTGCGGCATTGTTTGTCCTCGGTCTTGAGGACTGGACAGATGAGATACCTGCACCGGCGGAAACCGTCGATGAGGAAATAGAAAGGAGTCTCGGGGACCCAAAAGCCTCCGAGAAGCCGCCCGCTACGACATCAACTACGACGAAGCCATCCCTCTCGTCTGCCTCTACTGGAGAAAAGGCCCCGACTGGGTCTGGCAGTTAACGGAGGAGGAGTTTGCGTGGCGGCTACAGGCGATACAGACGTATATGGGTTTCCAGTTGAGCTGGAACCCGCCGCCGTTCATAACGGAGGAGGGGGCGAAGGAGATTGAGAAACTCAAGCCCGACCTATACGTGGAAACGGTTGAATACTGGGAAGTGATAAACGAAGAGAACAGGAAAGCGGCGGAGAAGTACAACTTGATACCACCGCCACCAGGAGGGCCGGATGCCGGGAGATAGCCTAGGGACTGCGTATGCAGAAGTCGTCCTAGACCAGACAGGATTCAAGCGCGGACTGGGGCAAGCCCAGACCAGCATGATTGCCTGGAATAAGTCGATGATGAAATACGCCAAGATCGCTATTGGTGTAACAGGCGTAGCCGCCCTCGTACATCAGCTTAACAGTGCCCTAGACGCCTCAGTCAAGTTCGATACGGCCCTCAGAAACGTTTGGACCCTAACCGACGCGACATGGGCTGAGATGCAGAAGCTCGGTGAGGAAGTCGCTAACGTAGCACTCCAGTTTGGCGCAACGGGTGAAGAAGGGTTGAAGGCAATGTATCAGATCTATTCGGCCTCCTTCACCGGGCGTGACGCCATGAATATCTTCAAGGCGTCCCTTACAGGCGCAGCAGCCGGACTGAGCGACGTCTTCACTCAGGCTGATCTACTTACCACGATCCTCAACGCTTACGGCATGGCGGCTGAGGAAGCCACCCACGTAAATGATGTTCTGTTTACCATCATCAAGCGTGGTAAGACGACCGCCTCCGAGTTGGGTTCGGCCTTTGGACGCCTTGCCGCTGTTGCCGCTCCGCTTGGCGCGTCGTTTGATGATATCTCAGCCGCGTTGATGACCCTGACTAGACAGGGAATCGCGACCGATGAAGCAGTGACAGCGATTCGTAATTCAATTGTCCAGTTAGCGCGGCCGGGGAAAGAACTGTTAGCCTTAATCCAGTCCCTCGGCTATGAGTCAGGGACACAGATCATCAGTACTCTCGGCTTCGCCGATGCCTTGGGTGCAGTTGCTGAGGCGGCTGAGAGGAATAACCTCCCGCTCACTGACCTGTTTACTAACATCCGAGCGATCCTGGCAGTTCTGCCTCTTGCCGGGGCAAGTGCAGCGGAATACGCCGAGGATCTTATTGCCGCTAAAGAGTCAGCAGGGGCGACATCGGAGGCGTTTGAGAAGCAGAAAGGAAAAGAATTCGAGCTATCTAAAGCCCATGCAGAACTGGAAGAGGCAACGAGGAAGCTCGGCGACGCCTTATCAGATCTAATCGGGCTTAAGATCGGGATAATAAACTTCTTTGCCAGCTTGCTAGAGGGCCTCGTAAAAGCGGCTGATGCAGCTGACAAGCTTGTTTCGAAACTGATTGACCTAACAGGGCTGGGTGGACTTGGGATACTCGGTCTTGGGAAGCCCTCTCCAGAGGAACAGGCATACCTTGATAAGATGATAGAAAAGTACAGAGGAGGTCCTACTGCACCGGCTCCCGCTCCCGCGCCTTCTCCTAGCGTAATTTCTGATGAGGAGATGCTCTCATTTAGGGCGGCTGTGAAGGCGGCGACAGAGGCGAACGAAGCAGGTACCCCTGTTGTTTCCGCTCTTACCCTAGCGTGGCAAGCCCTCTTAGATGAAGTTTCCGACGAAACGTTTAATAAGTTCTGGAGTGAGTTGCTGAAGGCTAGTCCGACCGTCGAGGATCTGATCGCCAAAGTGAAGGCGTTCGGTGCTGAGGCAAGTGGAAACGAGGATGTCCTCAGTCGTTTGCATGATGCATTAGAAGACGAACTTGATCGCAGCCGCGACATGGTGGATGTCTTGCGGCTATTCGGCATGGATACCGAGGACGCTAAGGAGCGGGTAATCGCCCTCGCCGAGGCATTAGGATACAGCGAAGAAGAACTTGCTAGTCTCCGTGAAGAACTATACGGCGCGGCGGATGCAGTGAAGTCGTTTGCTGAGAGGTTAAGCGAAGGCCAGGTAGGGGATGCCCTAACTCTCATCGATGATGCCTCTAAGAAGCTAGGCGAGGCGCTGGCAAGTGGGAATTGGGGAGAGATAGCGAAGGCCATTTCCGATCTTTCCTTCCTCGGTGGTAGCGTCAAGGCAATGCAGGACAACCTTGAGCGGATCATTACTGGGAACTTTGACGAGGCCACCAAGGAAGCGGCTAAGAAGCTCCATGATCAGTTGACCCAGGCGGGAGAAGTCCTCGGGAAGACGTTTGAAGAGATAGCCGACGAGGAGAAGAGGGCGGCTGATAAGGCCCTCCAAGAGAAGCGAGAGGCGGCGAGGAAGGAAGCTGATGAAGCTCGCAAGCGGGCTGAGGCATTGGATCAGGCTTGGCAGAACGCTCTCAATGCTCTGGTTACGGCCTTTGTGGGCGGCGACATGGATGCTGTTGTGGAAAACATGCGGCGGCTAGCCACAAGCTCTGATCCTGACCGTGTCCTCGCATTGTATCGAGTGCTGTACAGCACGATTGAGGATGAGATAACCCTACGCCGACTCCAAGGAAAGGAAACGAAAGATCTAGAAGATCGCCTAAAGGCATTGAAAATCGCTTTAGGTGATCTGACCGAGGAAGTAAAGGAAGATACCTACGATTTGCCTAGTTCCATCTCTACTTGGGGCGATGCGATATCGAGCTTCGTTTCTATCATGGATGAAGGCAAAGCTGATATCATCGGCTCGCTCACAAGCCTGGCGACGTCTTTGATCTCGGGAGACATTTCGGGGATAGCCTCTGCGTTCGCAGGCTTGGTGAAGGGAATTGAGAGCGCGGCTCAGGCTACCGTTGACAGAATACACGACGTACTGACATCGGGGCTAAAGAGACTAGTCGGGTACCTTGAACAAGGGATAACGACCGTCGTCGATTGGATTCAGAGAGCATTCCGGCAAGGAATTGATTTATCGACCAAGGCCCTTCAGACACTAGCCAGGAGTGCCTTCTCCGCCGCCCGCTCCTTTGAAGCGTTAATCCGCCAGACCGAGGTCTACAGACGATTACAGGCGGCTATAAGCCTGGTACAGCAGGCAGCGATGAACGCACTGCTAGCCTTCCTGTGGCCGTTTGTCGTCATCCTTGAAGAACTGTTTGGAGTGACCACTGATTTGGGTGACGTGTTAGGGGATGAGGTTGAGGAACGCAAACGTCTCCTCGCTAGCCTAAACGTTCCTATCGGCTGGAAAGCGGAAAGGGCGGCTTATGAAGCATCAATCCCCGGACAGCCTCCCATCTTCCCGGAGGAGGTTACAGACGGCGGTGGCGGTCCTACAGTAGAGTTACCTGGATGGATCCAGGGGCTGATTGATACCTGGGGAGGAGCCATCCGTGCGGCCCTAGCTCCGTTACGGGAATTCATCGACATTCTACAGCAAGTCGGGGCGCAACTAGCAGATGCGATCATCGGAGGGATACTACCGGCGTTAGAGCAGTTCGGGAATGACCTGGTGGATATTGCTATCCACATTCGGGATGACCTAACCCCAATCTTCCTTGAGCATCTACCAGGGGTGATCGAGGGATTCCTGAAATCAGCATTTAACATAATAACAGCCTTCATCGCTGGAGTAGTGGATTTCTTCGCTCAGATCATACCAGGGCTGGATGATTTGGCTCAGTCGCTAGCGGGCTTCACTGATCTATTCCAGGAGTTTTTTACAGATATAGCGAACGCGGTTGGCCCGATCGTTAATGCCATCCTAGAGGATGTAGCAGATATGATTGACTACCTGACAGAACACGCAGGCCCGATCATGGATGCTATCGTCGCGGCTGTGAGCTTGGTTACTCAAGGGCTAGCTGACATCATAGATACCTTGGCGTCTGGAATAGAACCACTGGTAGATCTGTTTACCGAACTGATCGATAGGTTCGGAGAAGGGCTAAGCCTTTTCCTGGGATCTATTGATGACGCAGTCGCGCACTTCATCGAGACGCTTCTTACGCCGGTAAACATCGAGGCACTCGGTGACATTCTAGAGGATTTCCTCAACATACTAGGGAATGTTATAGAAACCGTTACTACTTTCCTGACCGACTTTTCTGCGATTATCCTACCTAGCTTGGCCGACTTCGTAGACGTCCTTAGCGACATATCCGACCAACTACCAGGACTGGCGAGTGCGTTGGCGGACGCACTAGGAGCGGTAGCCCTGACCCTTCTAGAGGATGTCTTTACTCCTGTGGGAGAATGGATAAGGGACACGTTCATCCCTGACTTAGAAACCTTCTTCGGTAATTTTGGGACGTGGTGGACTGAGAAGGTCGATCCATTCCTTGAGAGCGAGGTTCTTCCCAAAATTGGAGAAGCCCTAGAGCGGATATATGGGTGGCTTGATCCTATTCTTGAATGGCTTGGCGGGCCGTTTTGGGACTGGCTCTCTGGCCCTGCATGGGAGACCGTGTCGCCGTATATCGATGAAGTCCTCGGCATGTTCGAAGACTTCGGGAGGTGGGTAGGTGAGAACTGGGACAGCATCTCCAACTTCCTCACAGTGTGGCTAGATCGTACATTATCTAATCTTGAAGACAATCTAGATGATTTCCTGTCAGCTACTGAAAACTGGTTGCTATACGGTAATCCAATCGCTATTGCTTTAGAAGACTTGAGAGATGCTTTTAACCGGCTGTGGGATGCTCTTTCCCCTATCATCGCGCCTGTCGTCATAGGGGCGATAGAGGCACTCGCTATAGCATTCGAAGCATTATCAATTGTGATGGAAGGGTTCGAAGCTACTGTCCGTCTAATCGCGAACGCATTCATCGCAGCCGGGAACGCAATGATTCTGATCCACAATATGTTCAGCGCAAATGATTGGGATTACATCCCATACCTACAGACACGCGGGCGCGACTTCTGGCAAGTTGAGCAAGGGGGGTTGGCTGTCGTCCACAAGGGAGAGATTGTCGGCCGGCCTCCCGCTGTCATAGCTGGAGAGGGGTATACCGCTTCAATGGGGGCAAGGAGTAATGAGCCTATTCAGTTACAGGTATTCCTGGACGGGCAACAGATTTACGCAGCGGTGCGACAACGGAACAGAATGGGGAATCTCGATTCAGGCTTCGCATTGGAGGGGATAGGATGAGGAGCGTAACAAACGGTAATTCCCTTGTCCCCGTGACGGCCTTTGAGTGTCAGGTCTACAACGGCTCAGCCTGGGTTGATATTGCTTCCCGTATTAGAACGACGGTCCTCCGATACGCGCATAATTCAGGGCGATGGACGGCGGAGCTGGAAGTGATCAACACGCCCTCTTATCGCGATGACAACAAGAGTCTTGATCCGGGGCACACGTCTGATTACAACCCAGGCGGGGTTCCTCTTCTTGGAGCCTACCACGATGTTAGGATCAGTATAGGGAAGAACGCGGCGGCTGTTCCGCTGTTCGAAGGGTATGTTGGTCCAAGTGACATCCGGGGGATGGAGAGCGTTGAAGGTGAGGACATCCTAGGGGCATCCGCTGTTGACATTCTCCAGCCTTATGCCGACTACTGGATTGATGTTGATGAAGGGCGCACCTATGAGGAGACGTATATAAAGGCATCGGAGAACGTGCTGAATACCATTCTGGCCGACTATGGGTTCGCTCCTGTCGTCGTCCTGCAGGATGATCCGAGTTACTACCTATACCGCTACGAAATCGGCGACACCAATATGTTAGAGATTCTCCAGAATCCCATACATTCGATTGGGTACGTTCTGATGACCAAATGGAGTGCTTCGGAGGGGGCATTTAGGCCGACTGTAGCCGATCCACAGCGAGATAACACTACGCCTGATATCGTCATCGGCGGGGATCTAAAGGTCATCTACACGACCTATACTGAGGCGAACGTCCGTACAAAGGTTCGTTGGGTTTACAAGGATAGGGACACGGGGAAAGAGGCATCTGTTATCGCCGCCGATGAAGGAGCCAAGGCCCTGTATGGTATTCCCGACGGGCAAGGCGGGCGGTTACATCGGTACATGCGGGTTGTCATGACAGATCTATCCACCGTCGATACCCGTGCAGAGGCACAGATAGCCGCGAACCGAGCCTTGTTTGACCTTTCGCACCCGTGCCCAGGGGTTCGGGTAGAGATTCCGTGGCTAGCATTGAACGTCGAAGGTGGGGATCTTGTTCAGTTCACGACACGGACTGAGACGGTAACGGTCGGCGTGACGGGAATTACTCACCGCATCTCAACGGCGGATGAGAAGGGAATGATCGGACAGACTACCATTGAGGGTGTCCTGAATTACCGTGTTGGGAATCAGCGATACTGGCTACTAAGAGGACGGACTGATCTTCTGGGTAAATTGGCGAGAGATTACTACACCCAGCACGGCAAGTGGCCGGAGCCTCCTGCAAACATTCACGCCGAAGGTGAGTGGGGAGAATCCAACGACTCAAGCGCCGCGCCTCTTCTCTTCATTAACTGGTCGGGATACCGGGACTGGACTACTAAAGGTTATGAGGTGAAGTTGAGGCAGGCCAAGGAGATTGATACCGGGACCGCTGATTCAGGCGGGACAAACTCGTTAATTGATTCATCTAAGGCCTGGATCAGACATGAGTTCATGGGATACTACGTCTACCTGAAAGGGACTGGGCGAGGCGGCGAGGATCAAGTACGCCTCATCATCGACAACGACGCCACGACGATCACATGGCGGGATTCTCTCGATACGGCTGTAGCAGCCGCTGAAGAGTATGCTATCCTCAAACCGACGACGGATTGGCAAGCCATCCGCTGTGATAGGTACCCATTCACACAGGTAGAGGGATTACCAAGCGGAGTGTACACAATTTCGAAAGTACGAACGGTGCCTTTCGGGGTGGGGCGATGATGGCAACAGGGAGGATATCAGTCGTGCCGGTGGTTATAAAACTAGTAATGAAGATGAATCCTATGTCTATTTTGGACGTTGGGTCGGGCTTTGGAAAGTGGGGATTCTTATTCAGAGAATACCTAGAGGGATGGCAGGGAAGAGTGCTTCCTAGAGCATGGCAGAAGACCATTGATGCCGTGGAAATCTATGCCCCATATGCAGAATTGCCTTGGTATCAGGCGATCTATAACCATGTGTATGTCGCCCCTGTGCAGAGAGTTCCCGTCGAGGAATATGATCTGGTGATGTTTGGAGATGTGATAGAACATATCCCTAAAGAAGAAGGGCGCGGGCTGTTGGCACGATGCAAGAACTGGATAGTCACAACACCGGGCTATAATGCACCGCAAGGCCAAGTGGGGGGAAATAAACATGAGGCTCATGTGTCCCGTTGGTATGTAGAGGAGTTTCCGAATTCCGTCATAACAGATGAAAGAATGATAGTGGGGTGGTCCAGCTGAAGATCTTAATGTTAGCATGGAGCGACTGGGCAGGTTGGGGATACAAAATGAAGAAGGCTGTGGAAGGGTTAGGGCATGTCGCCCGCCTGGTGGACTTCAGTCCTCCTTACTATACCCAGTATCCCCACGATCTACACAAGCCGACGGTCCAGGAGGTAGGTGACCTTGTGGATTGGGCTGATGTCATCGTGGCGTTCGACAACGGCGACACTCTCATCCCAGTTGACCGGGATTGGAAACCTGTTCTGCAAGTCTACCACGGGTCATGGTTCCGTCAGCGTCCTGAGCCGGTCATAGAACGCGCTGAGAGGAGGGGATACGTTACAGCCTGCACTACCCACGATCTAACCCGTTGGGGGCCGGTCTGGTTGCCTGTAGCGGTCAAAGATCTAAGTGACTTGCGGAAGCCGGCTGAGGAATTCACCGTCGTCCACGCACCGACGAAGCGTGACGTTCGTGGTACAGAGGAAATCATCAAGGCGTGTGAGGAAGCCGGCGTCAAGCTGGATCTGATCGAAGGGGTATCGAACGCGGACTGCATCAAACGTAAAGCGAGAGGCCATCTCTACATCGACCAAGCAAAGTCCGGGGCCGGGTTAGGGTACGGCGTGAACGTCGTTGAAGCATGGGCGTTGGGCTTGCCGGTGATTAGCTACTCGACGCCCGAGATTGAGGAGAAGATTGTGGAATCCGTCGGTGGGCTACCGTTCTGTCCCGCGATCGATGACCTTGCGGCGATCATCACACGGTTCCGAGATGGCGGGGACTTCAGGCGGAAATGGACCGAAAAAGGACGGGCGACATGGGCGGATCACCACAAGCCCGAAAAGGCTGCCAAGAGATTCGTTGAAGCATGTGAGAGGGCGGTAAAGGAGGGCCGGCCTCCTACACCGCTGAAGATCAGCGTGACGATGATCGTTCGTAACGAGGAGGAGTGTCTGCAAACAGCCCTTGATTCCACGAAAGGTCTAGCTGATGAAGTCGTCGTCGTTGATACAGGATCCTCAGACGACACGGTCAAGATCGCCGAGGCGTTCGGGGCGAAAGTCATCCTCGGCGGGGATCGGATGGATAAGGCAGGGTCGAGGAATAAGGCGATCCAGGAAGCGACAGGCGACTGGGTGGTAGTCCTTGATGCTGACGAGCGAATAGCTGAGCCAGAGAAGGTGCGAGAGCATATCAATCAGACCTACGCGGATGGCTTGATGATCCGTACAACCTACATGCACGGCGACGAGTCAGGGCTAGCGTTCTATCAACAGAGATGCTGGAAGAAAGGGGCGTTCTGGTATAAGTACCGAGCGCATGAGCTACCTCTCCCCAGTGAGGGGCGCAAAGCAGTCGAGCGGGTTCCTTACGTTTGGGAACATCGACCACCTAAAGGCCGATGGGGATGGAAGACAAAGTACGCCCTTGATCGGTTACTGTTAGATGTCGCTGAACATCCCGACGATCCGCGCCCTGTCTACTATCTCGGCAGACAGTATCGGTATATGGCCGGCCTGGAGGAATACAAAGACAAGGCCGATTACTACAACGATCTAGCGATCGCAACTCTTGAAAAGTATCTAGGAATGCTTGGGGACCGTATCGCCTGGGATCGGCCGAATGCTTGCTTTGATCTGGCATTGCTCTATGAGAAGAAGAAGCGGTTCACTGATCGGATCAAAGTCTTACACGAGGCATGCCGATCACAGCCGACAAACAAGCGATGGTGGGCGGAGCTTGCCCGTGCATACTGGGATGTAGGGCTACGGGAACTAGCTCTTGGTCTGATGAAGGTCCCACTTGAGCTACCGAGCGAGCGACAGGAAGGGTACATCGTTTCCGCTCTTGATGGACCTTACATCTACGATCGAGCCTCAATGTGGTGCTGGCATATGGGGCGTTGGCAAGAGGGGCGAGAGTATGCTAAGGAGGCGTTGGCGAGGACGCCTCCCGATACGCCGGACCACAAAAGGATTATTCAGAACATCAAGCACTTTGATCAGCGATTGAAAGGAGGCGGGGATGCCTAAATATATGAGGGTTGTAGAGACGGCTGTTGATGATTCGGGGCTTGCCGTTCCCGCCACCCAGGTAACTGTTTATGATGCGGGGACCACGGGGACTATCCCTATCTTTTACAGTAAAGCGGGGTTGACCGCTACCACTACCGGTAAAAATGATTTGAGCATCGACACGCCGTTCGCCGGAAGTGCTGATACGCATTTCAGGATTCAGATAACAGAGACGGGTAGTCCGGACAAGTTCGCGTGGTCAGACGACGGAACGACAGGTTGGGACGCGACCGGGATTGAAGTTACGGGTGTTCACCTCATTACTGGCAGCTTGAAAGTTGCCTTTGCCTCTACGACAGGGCACGACGTGGGGGACCGATGGGACATCTATGCTCGCCCTAACCCGTTCACGACGGACGCGGATGCTGTTGTCGATTTCTTCGCCGATGCTGAGGAGTATGATGAATGTACAATCCAGCTACAGAAATCAGGATTTGACTTCAGCGCGATCAACGAAGCTCTAGAGTATCTCCCTATCCTAGGGGGTATTGGTCCGTCTGGCCCTACCGGGCCTACGGGACCAACGGGTCCTACAGGGCCGACCGGCCCCCAAGGGCCTACTGGTAATGATGCTATGTTGACAGGTCCCACGGGCCCGACAGGACCGACGGGAGCGACTGGTCCGACAGGGCCAGCTGGGAGCGCCGCATCCACAGGAGCGACAGGGCCGACGGGACCGACAGGACCAACGGGCGCGACGGGACTTACAGGTGTAACTGGCCCGACAGGAGCTACAGGGCCGATAGGACCCACTGGCCCGACCGGGCCGACAGGGGCTGACTCTACGGTACCAGGACCTACGGGACCGTCGGGGCCGACTGGTCCGACGGGGCCAACAGGCCCCACTGGTCCCCAAGGACCGACAGGTAATGACGCTATGCTGACAGGCCCGACCGGACCAACAGGCCCCCAAGGCCCGACCGGACCAACGGGAGTGACAGGTCCGACAGGAGCTGATTCGACGGTCCCTGGACCGACAGGACCAACGGGACTAACCGGCTCAACTGGCCCGACCGGACCAACGGGAGTGACAGGTCCCACTGGCCCGACAGGACCGTCAGGAGCAACAGGACCAACAGGCCCCACGGGCCCGACAGGCCCGACAGGACCTCAAGGCCCAACTGGAAATGATGCTATGCTGACAGGGCCGACGGGTCCGACAGGTGCAACCGGGCCGACAGGGCCGACGGGGGCCGACTCTACGGTACCAGGCCCCACAGGTCCGACGGGTCCGACAGGCCCGACTGGTGCCGATTCTACAGTGCCGGGGCCTACGGGGCCTACGGGTGCAACGGGACCAACGGGACCAACCGGAGCTGACTCTACAGTACCAGGACCGACAGGGGCAACGGGACCAACGGGGCCAACGGGGGCGACTGGGCCAACGGGAGTGACAGGATCTACGGGACCGACAGGACCGACAGGCCCGACCGGGGCAACGGGAGTGACTGGCCCGACGGGAGTGACAGGTTCCACTGGCCCTACTGGCCCGACGGGTCCGACAGGAGCTGACTCTACGATACCAGGACCTACGGGACCAACAGGTCCAACGGGGCCTACTGGACCTACGGGAGCCGATTCAACCGTTCCCGGACCTACAGGGCCTACGGGCCCGACAGGACCCACAGGGCCAACCGGAGCCGACTCAACCGTTCCCGGCCCGACAGGACCTACCGGAGCTACAGGACCTACCGGAGCTACAGGGCCTACCGGACCAACGGGTGCAGATTCGACAATTCCGGGGCCAACAGGGATAACTGGCCCTACAGGCCCTACCGGACCGACGGGACCAACGGGTGCCGATTCAACCGTTCCCGGACCTACAGGGCCGACAGGACCGCAAGGGGCGACAGGGCCTACAGGCCCCACAGGGCCGACGGGCGCAGATTCAACGGTACCTGGCCCGACAGGCCCGACAGGGTCAACAGGCCCCACAGGGCCTCAAGGCCCCACAGGGCCTACAGGTTCTACCGGACCGACGGGAGCCGATTCAACGGTACCTGGCCCGACGGGATCGACAGGGCCGACCGGCTCTACTGGTCCGACAGGTGCAACCGGCCCGACAGGACCGACAGGGCCAACAGGACCAAGTGGAAGCTCAACATTTAAGGAACTAACGGATACCCCGACGGGATATACCGGGAAAGCGGCTTATTCGGCGGTCGTCAATAGCGGCGAAACCGCACTCGAATGGGCGAAGCGCACGCCGATTACCACCGGAGCGACAACGATCTATGTTGACACAGGCGGAAGCGATACAACCGGCGATGGGTCGTCATCTAATCCTTATGCCACCCCCAAAAAGGCCATTGCTTGGTATCAAGAGAATGCAAGTGTAATCGCCCATGATTGTAAGATAGCTATCGGCAAAGGCACATATACTCTGTCTTCATACGCCGATATACTAGATCTATCCGGGTTGATTGTTGTCGCCTCATTAACGATAGAGGCTCGTGATACATCGGACAATGCTCTCTATGATGATGGAACGGCAACTGGGGGAACGTCCACCACCATTAGCGATACTTCTAAGGCATGGACGACTAACTTTTGGGAAGACGCCTGGGTTTATATATGGCAAGGAACAGGCGCAGGCCAATATCGACAAATCTCATCCAACACGGCCGATACACTGACAGTCTCCTCAGCGTGGGATACTACGCCGGATACGACGTCCAAGTATGTTATCGTTGGCGCCAAGCTCGCAGGATATCCCAGCCAGTACGTTATGAAAGCATCCAGTGTCCATAATGTTAGCATTACTGGCCTTTTCTTCACTGATGGCGATGAATCCAACCTTTTCCTTAGTGGGGTTCATAACTGGGATATAAACAAGTGCCTCTTCACCTCCGCAGATGTCGGCCTCTATGCCAATGCGTCTTCGATATCAACATGCGCGAAGAATCTATTTATTGCTAACTGGTATGGGGTCCGTCTTGAACAAGGCACGAATGCCCCATTTTGGAACAATTGTTGCAAAGCAATAACCACTTCCTCTGGAATCGGTCTACGGGTGGGAGAAAGGTCTTTCGCTAGCCTATCTAATACGTTGCCTACTACATTTCTAAATTGGCAATACGGTATCAGAGCTGTTTCAAAGGGAACGTGTGATACGGAATACTTGCCTAACCAAACGTTCTCGGGGAATACCTACAATTACGACGTTGCCATTATTAGGCATGATGACGTTGAAGCCGATGTCATTTCGGGGCAGACTGCCGACGCGGCTCCTGATGGGGCGGCCGATTATATTCTGACCTATCACGCCTCGGATGGTAAGCTGAAAAAGGTCTTAATCAGCAACATTCCTGGACTAACCGGCCCAACAGGACCCCAAGGGCCTACCGGGCCGACGGGACCGACTGGCGCCGATTCTACGATACCAGGACCTACAGGACCTACTGGGCCAACTGGTCCGACGGGTGCGCCGGGAGAGGCTGCCTCTACTGGAGCTACAGGTCCAACCGGACCGACAGGGCCTACGGGTGCAACGGGACCTACAGGGCCTACTGGTCCTACCGGAGCGACAGGGCCAACTGGAGTGACAGGCCCCACTGGCCCGACTGGAGCGACTGGTGCGACAGGTCCAACAGGACCTACTGGTCCTCAAGGCCAGACAGGTCTTACAGGTCCGACTGGCGCTACGGGAGCCACAGGGCCGACTGGACCTACTGGTCCTACCGGGGCAACGGGGCCGACCGGGGCTGAGACCTTCATCGACCTCACCGATACGCCCTCGGACTATGTTGGCAGGGGGGGCGATGTCGTTTTAGTCAAGACTACTGAGGATGGAATAGAAACCCAGCCCTGGCCAGTTGTTGGGACAATCATAAACTATTTCCTGACCAATAACGCCGCAGATATTGGGAGCTATTATTACCTATATCCCACAGAAACTGGCGATGCTTATTCAGAACTTACGAGCGGCACCCTCTCAACCGGGGATGACCAGCTTCTTTGGAGCTTTATAACTGAGGCCGGTGAACCTGGAATGGATGTCCTTGCACTGGGGGCCTATACCGCTGCGCTGTTCCTTGAAAAGACCGGGAACAAAGACGTGCGCGTGTATTGGAAGCTGTTCAAACGCAACACCGGGGGAACCGAGACTGAAATCTTACAAAGTGCGGCCAGCGATTACCTTACGGATTCTATTAGTCAATACGTGCTTTCTGGTTATTTGAATGAAGATCAGGCCCTCGACACGACAGACCGCCTTGTGCTTAAACTCTATGCGAACGTCTCAGGAACTGGGACGGATGTGACTGTAAAGCTGACGATGGAAGGCGATTATGATAGCCGGATCACTGTCAACATTTTAAGCTCTGCGTTCAACCTGGATCGGCTTTCTGACGTGACCATCACTTCTCCGGCAGACGATGAGGTGTTGGCATACGATTCAGGATCTGGGAAATGGATCAATCAAATCTCAACATTTATCGGCCTTACTGACACTCCTTCTGCATTTACCGGCAAAGCCGGATATAGCCCGACGGTCAATGTAGATGAAGATGCCTTGGAATGGGCAAAACGGACGCCAATTACCACCGAAGCGACAACGATCTATGTCGATCCAGCAGGCAGCGATACGACGGGGGACGGCTCGGCCTCAGCCCCTTATGCCACAATTCAAAAGGCATTGGACTGGTATCGCAACAATGCGAACGTCATCGCGCATGACTGCAAGGTGGCTATTGGTAAAGGAACCTACGTTCTCACCGCCCCATTGGATCTGTCCGGCCTTATTGTCCCGGCCTCTCTCACAATCGAGGCACGGGACACGGATGACAATGCATTATATACCGAAGGCACGGCAGGGGCTGGAACGGCCACCACAATCACGTTGGCGGGCGGAACATCATGGCCTACCGATTTCTGGAAGGATGCCTATATCTGGATCTACAAAGGCACGGGTATTGGGCAATTGCGCCAAATTACAGCGAGCACAAATGCCGACCCGTGTGTCTGTACTGTAGCCGCATGGGACACGAATCCGGACAATACCAGCCAATATGTAATCGCGGGCCTTGCCTCCATCGATGGCGACGGTGGGCTTTACTGTTTCACCTCTCTACCCCACAATCTCACCTTCTATGGCCTCCGCATATCCAATGCAACACATGGTATAGATT